ACCGTTTACTGCTTTGGCTACGAAACCAAGACGTTTAACCGGACAAATAAGGTTAATATAATGATTATGCCAACCGGAGAAACGGTCATAGCCGAAGATACAAACCTTGTGGAGATAAAATAATATGCCATCATTAAAAATCACTCAATTAACCGAACAAACTGTACCGGGAGCAAGTGACCCCCTGGCAATCGTAGATTTATCCGGCACACCGACTACTAAAAAGATTACCGTTACCAATTTAACCTCTGGAAAAGTCACCAAAAACGCTGACATTGTGGCTGGTTCAAACAAAACTAAGGTAAGTTATGACGCAAAAGGTTTAATTACCTCTGGAACAGACGCTAACTTAGACGATTTAGGTGATGTGATTCTCGCTACTCCAACTACCGACCAAATCTTAAAGTTTAATGGTACAGAGTGGGTTAATGGGGCTTCCTCAACTGTTTCCGGCTCATCTGGAATTGAGTTTTACCTTGACGACACCGTAATTCTTCCTACCGGTACAGATAACGATTTAGAAATCGTTACTCTCTCCAGAACTCCGGTAACTTCTGCCGAAGTGGTAGATACAATCGCTCTTAGTTCTAATACCGTTTTAAGTGAGGGCTATCTTTACGATACGGCTCTTGGTACGACCTCAATTACTGCCGGAGCGTGGGAGTTTGATTTCTACCTAGCAGTCAACAACGCTGGTGGTGTAACCACCGCTAATTTCAGAGTAGCCAGGGTGCGTGATGAAGCCGGTACGGTCACAATTACTGGTACGGGTACTTCCCGAACTGCGACTGCCTCAACCGGTACGCCTTTTGCTGTCACTAAAATTGATGTTGGCGGCACGATTGTCACCGATTCTTATTTACGAACCACCTCTGGTGCTTATCGGATTACGGCTCGGACTTCCGATACGGTTGTGACTATTACTACGCCCACTACCTTAAATAACGCCACTACACCCTCGGCTTTTTCAGTTCATAAGGCTTTATTCATTGTTAATTCACCGGAAATTAACAATACTGCCACCTCACCTCTATTCGCTGGACTACAACTTTATTCCGTAGTTTCGGTTCAACCGGCTTACACGATTTTAACTACCGATAAACTGGCGATTGCGGTAGCTGGTACATCTGATACTAATGGTCGGTCAGTTTACTTCTCTCACAATGGCACAACCCGCTATTCCCATATTCATACCCCAATGGCAACTTCTCACAACGACCTACTTGGCTTACAGGGCGGGGCAACTACCGAGAGATACCATTTAACCTCGGCTCAACACACCAAAGTCACCACCTCAAACACCGTAAATAACGTCTTACTCGGCAACACTACTTCCGCTCCCCTAGAAGTCGCTCCAAGCACTTCCGGTAACGTCTTAACCTCTAACGGCACAACTTGGGTCAGTTCACCCGCTCCGGTGTCCGTATCAGTTACGACTAAAGGCGATATTCAAACCCACAATGCTACCGTACCGGCAAGATTAGCGGCAGGAGTGACTAATGGTATGTTACTGTCGGTGGATTCTGGAGAAACTACCGGCTTAAAGTGGATTACCGCTCCGGGTTCTTCCTCATTGATTTCTAACGAAACTCCAACCGGCACAATAGATGGCTCAAATACCTCATATACACTAGCCGGAACAATGGTGTCCGGCTCACTCAAAGTGTTCTTAAACGGTGTCCGCATGAAAGGTGGCGGAACTGACTATACCGAGGGTACTAACGCCTTTACAATGACCGTAGCCCCTCTCACCGGGGATATTCTCTTAGTAGATTATTACTCCTCAACCACTACTTTTGCTCAAGGTGGCACTAATTTCATTGATAATGAACCCTCTGGAGTAACCCCTGATGGGGCAGAAACGGTCTTTTCAACCGGGCAGACCTACATAGGCGGTACTTTGAAAGTCTATCGTGACGGGCAACGCCTCACCTTAACTGATGATTATGCCGAAACTACTCCGGGTTCGGGAGTTTATACTTTTGTTACCGCTCCAGTCACCGGCTCAACCATTACTACCGACTACCAGCATTTAGCCGCTTCTGATGGGGTGGCTGACCTCTTAGATGGCTACCACGCTGACGCAACGCCAACAGCCAGTAAGATTCCGGTCTTAGACGCTAATGCCAAAGTACCTCAAGACGCTTTGTATCTGAATAACTCAATGGCTTACCAAAGTATCCAAAATGGAAACTTTGATATATGGCAAAGAGGAACTTCTTTTACCAATATCACCAATGCTATATTCACAACTGATCGGTGGTATCACAATATCGTTTTAGATGGTGGCACAAACCCCACTACGATTATTTATTCCAAACAAAATCTTACTTCTGGTAATATTTTCAATTCAAGTTACTTTTATCGGGTAAATCCTAATGGGGCTGGTTCTGGATATGGGTCTGTCGCCTATAACAATATCAACCAAAGAATTGAACATGGTACAAGATATTTATGTGGGGCTGGCAAAACTATTACTATGTCTTTTTGGGCTAAAAGTGATATTGCCGGTAAAAAAATAGCGATTTGGGCGGGTCAATCTTACGGCACAGGCGGTTCACCATCTACTTTTGATGTAATGACGCCGGTAGGTACTAGAGAGTGGACACTCACTTCAACTTGGACTAGATACACCGCTACTTTTAATACCGCCACTCTAGTTGGTAAAACTTTTGGCACAAATCCAGATGATTTTGTTCAGGTAGCTCTTTACTACCAATGGGGGTCTACTTTCTTTAGCGGGGCAGAAACTTTTGGTGGTTCAGGTAATATAGATATATCCCAAATCCAGGTATGTTCTGGTAGTGTGGCTTTACCCTTTCAACCCAAGAGTTATGTAGAAGAATTAGCACTTTGTCAAAGATATTATTTTGCCAGTATGCCTGATAATTCAGCATCCTCTGCTTTCTTTGTAAAGGCGGCGAATAATGATTGTGCCGGATTTGCTGGTTTTCCAGTAACCATGCGTATAGCACCAACTAATGTCCATGTCTGGAACGGAGCTACTGTTGATGGGGTGTTTGGATTTAGTTCAGGTGCTATTGCTCCAACAGTTACTGCGGCGGCAACTGCAAACGGTATTTATCAAATAAACAAAGTGGGTGGATTTACCACCGAAGTTTATGGGGCGTTATTCCACTATAAAGCAGACGCAGAATTATAGGAGATAACTTATGGCTGAAACTAAACTAAAACAACAAGCGGTACAACCGGAGTTTTTCAATTTAAGTATGGCTAGACAAGCCTTAAATAATGGTAATTTTGATATTTGGCAAAGAGGGGTAACAGCAACTAATATCCTAAATGGTGATTACGGTTCTGCGGATAGATGGCAACAATATGTTAATGCTGACGGTGGAACTTTACCAACAAGCATAGTCTACTCAAGACAAACTTTAACTTCTGGTGATTTGCCTAATTCATTTTATTTTTATAGAGTTGCTCCCAATGGGGCTGGTTCTTCTTTTGGGGCTGGAGCATACGGAATAACCGCTCAACAAATAGAAAATGGTGTTAGATATTTGTGCGGATTGAATAAAAAAGTTACGGTTACATTTTGGGCAAGAAGTTCTATTGCTAATAAAAAGTTTGGAATAGGCATGGTTCTACTTTATGGTTCTGGTGGTAGCCCCTCCGCAGATGAGTTTATAAATGGTAAAAGTTGGACTTTAACTACCTCTTGGACTAAATATACTCACACTTTCACAACCAATACTTTAGTTGGCAAGACTTTTGGCACAAATGGTGATGATAGGTTAAATCTCTATTTGGGATATGCTTGGGGAACTGGAACATTTGGTACGGTACTTGGTTCTCCCGGTGTCGCTGAAACCTTTGGAGGGGCTGGAAACATTGATATAGCCCAAGTTCAACTCTGTGCCGGTGAGGTCGCCTTACCCTTTCAACCAAAAAGCTATGGTCAGGAGTTAGCCGACTGTCAAAGGTATTATTACCGAATTACCGGTATAGACGATTCCTATACCACCCTTGCTTGTGGGCAAAATGATAATACCCAAGCCAATACCTGTGTTGTTCCTTTTCCTTGTGTGATGAGGGCTGACCCCGTCCCAAGTTTCTCTAGTCAGGGTGACTTTGGAGTTGGGGTTAATGGTACAGTAGTGGCTGGAACTGCTATTGCGGAAAATAGGTCAACTAGATATGCCGGTAGAGTAACAGTTTCGGTAGCAAGTGGCTTAACTCAAAATGCGGCTGGTCTAATTTTCTTTAATAATAGCTCTATTGCTTGGATAGCTTGGAGTGCAGAATTATAGGAGATAATTTATGGCAACAGTAGTCAAACAACCACAACTTGATACGCCGGTATTCAATTCCAGCATGGCTAGGCAATCGGTGATGAACGGCAATTTCGATATTTGGCAAAGGGGAGCAACAGGAACTCCAGCAGATTTAAGTTCTGTTTTCACAGCCGATAGATGGTTTGATTTTAATTCAAGAGATGGTGGAACTTTACCAACTCTTTCAAGAACAAGACAAAACTTAACACCAGGAACATTGGAAAATGGTTATTATTTAAGTCGCCTAACAACAAGTGGTGCTGGTTCTGTCTTTGGAGTAAGTGCTCAAGGAAGATATATCCAAAGAATAGAGTCTGGAACAAGATACTTATGTGGATTAAACAAAAAGGTGACAGTCTCATTTTGGGCTAAAAGCGATATAGTTGGGAAAAGAATAGGATTGGCATTACAACAAAATTACGGAACTGGTGGTTCACCGTCAACGGAAGAACAAATTAAAAATACCGAAGTATTTACGCTTACATCGACTTTAACTAAATATACTTCTACATTTACCACTAATACTTTAACCGGAAAAACTTTTGGCACAAACAATGACGATTATCTTGAGATAAACCTTAACTATTTGTGGGGAACTGGTTATGGCAACACTTATCTTTTAACCGGTGTTACGGCAGAATCATTTGTTGGTGCTGGATACATTGACATCGCTCAAGTCCAACTTTGTGCCGGTGATGTAGCCCTACCTTTCCAACCAAAATTATTTAACGAAGAATTGTTGCTTTGCCAGAGATATTACGAAAACTCTCAAAATTATGGCACTCCCATAAATACCGCCTCAAGCGAATCTTATTGGTCAGCGATTGCGTGGGATACTAACACTTGTCTACCCTACATCTCTTTTAAGTCGAGTAAGAGAGGAACTCTCACCTGTAACGTCTATGCTTATGATGGAACACTCGGAGCAGTTAAAGACCAATCTGGAGGAAATATAACTGGGGTGAGTACCTCTGGAAGTCATCAAGGTATATCTCGACTTACTAAAACATCTGGGTTTACGGCTACCAGATGGTATATCTTCCATTGGGAAGCAATAGCGGAATTATAGGAGATATTTATTACCTCAATACAATGAGTAACGGAACAATACAATGGCAAATTATTTTCTTTTACTTGATAACCAAGCCGTACCGAATAATCTCCGGCAAGAAGACGCTACCAACGTCTATCTTGATGGCTATGAGTACCAAACCCAAACCAAACAGCTTATTTATCGGGTAGCCGCACAACGCACCGTCACCAAGACGTTATTTTATGTGGTTGCCGGGGCAAATGAGATTATCAAGGAATTAACCTACACCGTTAAAACTACCCCCTCGGCTGTAACCAAATCTCTTGAGTATTACGTCACCACCACCGGCACTCCGATTGATAAATCTCTCCGGTACGCTGTTGTAACGGCAACCGAAGTAACTAAATCACTCCAGTATGCGGTTACAATTCCGCAAACTGCCATTACCAAGAGTTTGACCTATGACGTTTTCTCTCCGGTTTCCATAACCAAGAATCTGACCTATGCGGTCACAATTCCCATCACTCCGATTGGTAAATCGCTTCAATATACCGTTACCATCACGCCAACTCCCCAAACCAAGAGCCTGACCTATTCGGTTACCTCTGTGCCGGGGGCGATTACCAAATCTTTAACATACCGAGTTAAGATTTCGGCTTCGGCTATCACCAAGTCGCTCCAATATACGGTCACAATTACCCCAAGTGCCATTACTAAATTATTGGCATATTACATTGTGAATGTGGTCGCCATTACTAAATCTCTCCGATATACAGTCGCCAATCCAATCGCCATTACTAAGTCACTTCAATATGCGGTTAAACTCTCTCCAAGCGGAACAGTTACCAAACGCCTAGATTACCGGATTAAGCGTGATGATATGACCGAACTGTATCACCGCAAAAATACGACTTACATCTACTACTACCGAACAGTTGAGTATACTTTTATCAGTAAATCCTTAACTTACGTCATTTAGGAGAAAATATGGCACAATTTAAGATTCAGAGTTTTAGAGGCGGTAAATCCGATTATGAAGATAGGGGTCTTTATGGCTCTTATATGAGAAGCAGAAACCTTAATATACATGGTGTAGCCGACTGTTTGGTTTGCAATCAGGCTTTAATCGCTGATGGTAACGCAGACGCAATCGTAACCGACCTAATCAATTTTTGGATAAATGGTTCTGACGGTAATACTTATGGTTTTGGCGATACTGGAAAGATTTATAAACGCACTTCCGGTGCAGTCTGGTCAGTCGTTTACACAGACGCAGATGGAGAGATTAAGGGAGCGTATGAGTGGTATTTTAGCAATAATACTCGATATATCTTTTGGGCAACTAATACCAAACTTCATTGCAAGTTAATCCCCGGTGCAACTAATTGGTCAGATGTTGACGCAACCGTACTTGGTCAAACTTATCCTAAAACAGACCTAACCGCCGCCACTTGGCACACTATGACCCAAGCTAACGGTTCATTGATGATTTGTAATGATAAGTTTTTGGCTATGGTGGGGTATGACGGTAGTTATACCAAAGAGGCTTTGCTCTTGCGACCAGGCATAACTTCCCAAGCTATTATTGAAAAAGGTAATCAGGTTTTAATTGGCGGTGGGGATAATGTCAGGGAATCTTGGCTCTCTACTTGGGAACAAACTGCTTTAAGTTGGATTGACAAGAACCGCATACCCTCCAAGAGTATCAATGCCATTGTGGAAGCCGAAGTAATGTTAATGTCAGCCGGTGATACAGATATGTTTTTCTCGGATATGGTCAATAACTTGCCGGTATGTAGTTTGGGTGGCAAAGCTAATCCTGGTGGGGTCGTAGAGCTTGGTGGATTGGCTTTATTCGGTGTTTTTGGTGGAACTGATAGTGGGGTGTGGTCTTACGGTAGAACCAAGAAAAACGAATCTCACGTTCTTAACCTCGAAAACTATATTGACGCTGATGAGATTGGGGCAATTTGCAAGATTGCTGGTCAAGTATTTATGTCCTACCAGAAAGGGGCTACACACGCAGTACGCAAAGTGGACACCGCAACTAAGGCAACAGCAGAATACTATTCTCTGGATTTAACTGCTCCTAAAGAATCGGCTTGGACAAGTATCGAATTAACTACCGACCCTGTTCCTACCGGTTGCTCAATCGCTGTCTATTACGACCTAAACAAGACCGGGGTATGGACACAGGCGTACATGGCTGGCGATATAGTCACCTCAACGGCTGGTGACAGAAATCCGGTCTTTATGGTGGGAAGTTATGGTCAGATTATCAATTTGAAATTGGTACTTACTCCGTCTGGTAATAACTCCCCAAATGTAAGTCAAATTACACTTAATCTGGAATAATATGTCGGCTAAACCGCTTACTCCAACCAATATCAATGAGATTCCTTTTCCGGGGTCAACTCAAGAAGTGGGTTCTGGTGGTAGATCAGATTCTCAAGATGTATATTATCCAACCAACATTACGCCAGTAAGCCTTCCTAATTTTAATGTTGCTTATCGGGTTAAATCTAATTCATTAGATACGGAAAATAGAACAATTACCTCTGGATTTACTTTTACCCAATATGGGGCAATAAGTATTGGTAATTACAAGGGCGGTACTGGAGTATTGATTTCTCCCAATGGAATTGTTGGCAAGAAAGCTGGTACGGCTACTTTTACTTTGAACGCTATTACTGGTGACGCTACTTTTGGTGGAACACTTACTGCCGGAGTAGTTGTAGCTGTCGGGGCATTGGTGGTAGGAACTAATGTGGGATTAGGCACAGCACAAGACGCTGGTGGAGTAACTACGATTGTCGGCAATACAGTCACCACCGGGTATGTAAATGCTTTGAATGTAACCGCCAACTCGGTTAGTGCTGGTTGGGTTTATGCCAACACTCTTACTGCTGGTCAGGTCAATGCCGTAGCCATTAACGCCGATAGCATTACTACCGGCACTCTAACTGGTCGTACAGTCCAGAGTTCAACCGGTAATGAAAAAATTGTGCTAGATAATGGTAATTACATTAGATTTTATGCTGGTGGGAATCTTAAAGCCTCAATTAGAGGTACTTCGGCTGGTTCAGGTGGAGTTCAGAATGACGGAGATTTTTTTGTAGCAAATAATCGTTCATATTTAATTGCCTCAACTTCTGGTGGTGGAAATGAATATGGTGGAATTGGGGTCACAAATGGAAACCAGTTATGGCTTACTTGCGGTACATCAGATCAACTATACGTTAAGAATAACGCTCAAAACGTCAATTTCTTCACTACCTCTAATTCTGAAACCTTTTCTGAAAAACACTTTCATTCCAATGAAAATTACATGGTGTTTATTGATAAATCCTTGCACGTTTATCGAGAGGCGGCAATAGATTTTACTGGAGGTAGAGGAGGTAAATTAGATATTGCTGACGGAAGTAATCATTATATTTTAGAAATTGGTGGTGGTGGTGCATTTTGGATTAACGGCAATTCTAAAAGTGCGATTGTACCCACTAAGACCGGCTTTAACGCTCTTTACTGCATGGAATCCCCCGAAGTTTGGTTTATGGACTTTACCGGTGAAGATAAGAAAACTGACCCTATGTTTGATGAAGTAACCGAAGGTAAAACTCATTGGGTTAAAACCGAAGATGGCTACCAAGTTTGGCGACAACGTAGGGGTCATGCCGAACATAGATTTGACCCTAAAACTTACGAACAATTTGAAGAAAATGAAAAGTTCCTATCTATCCCCCACCAGAAAGACTAACCGTAAGGTGATATATTCAAACTATGAGAGAAAAATTACTTAAACGTAAAGAAGAATTACAGGCAGAGTTTGATAAATTGGTTCAGTTGCTAAATGAAACTCAAACCAAATTAAATCAAACTTCTGGAGCGTACAACGAAATTGAACGCCAACTCAAAGAGTTAGATGAGCCGGAGGTGAAAAATGAGAACCAGACTTGACATTAAAACTAAATTAACACCAATGTTAATGGCGGTGGGTACGTCTACCTACTTTACTCCTACCAGAGTAAACTCCGCTATTGATGACGCTTACTTAACTGTCGCTTCCCTGCACCAATGGGGTGACATTAAAAAGGGTTTTGTGACCTCTACTCTTGCCGGTGAGGACTATTACGACTATCCCAATAACTGCCAATCTGAATCTATCTTTAAGATTTCAGTTGATGGGGATTCCCTGTATCGAAAAATGGATTTTGAAGATTACATGAGAACGATTGAACTGCAAACTGCTCTCGACCCAAATCTTAAAATGTTTTCCGAATATGGCAGACAGATTTTTATTCACCCCACTCCAACTATATCTGGTACAGCTAACCTAATCTTTTGGGGAATTATTCAGGCGGCTTCCTTAACCGGTGATTCTTCAACCACTATGTTCACCGATTGGGCTGATGTCTTAAATGAAGCAGTCTTACAGTACGCCTATGCCTCTCTTGTGCAAAACTTTGACACAACTGGAGCAAGAGGCACGATTACTCGGTCAGAAGCGGCAATACTGGCTGGACAACGGATTGTGGAAAGAGAGTGGAAAAAGATTGCCGATCGGACACAACGCAAACTAAAGGATAGACCCCAATTTATCGTGCCAGATTTCTTTTACACTAGCCGGTCTGGAGATATTGGAAACTTTACTAATGAGGAATAATTATGGCAACAGTACAGGGAAATCAAGTTAAACTCGATAACGGACAACTAATTACTCCTCAACAGGGAGGTTGGTATGACGCTCAACAGTTTTGGGGTGGCACTTTATCCAGTCCTGGTCAAATTAACTCACTCTCTAATCAACAGGGGGCTGGTCAAGATGTTAGTCAAGAAATAAATCGTCAAACTTCGGTAGCGGCTGGTTTAGCCCCAAATGCTAATCAAGATTACATCAATTCTTTAAGAGGTATTACGGCAACTGCCGAAGGTGGAGGAACAACTACCGTTGCTACGGCTCAAAGTACCGCCGTATCTGATGTTGATAAGCAAATTGCCGACCTACAAAATACTATCAACACTAAAAAATCAGAAGCAGATAAGCGTAGAGCCGAAGTCAACGATAATCCTTTCCTTTCCGAAGCCTCCAGGGTGGGTAGAATTGCCAAAATTGACATGATGTTGAATGACACCCTCAAAACAGACGAAGCCTCGCTTGCCTCATTAACTGAATTAAGAAACCAAAAGGTTGAGGAAGCCAAGACCAATAATCAGATTGAAACCGTTACAGATGACCAGGGAAACATGACGATTGTGACGATTGATAAAAATACAGGCAAGATTGTTAGCAAAACTTCTGCCGGAACGATTGGTAAAGTCACCAAAGATACTACAAGTGTCGGGGCAAGTAATAACTATCGGAATGTTATTTTAGATTCCGCCATGAAAGTAGATTCCAGCTATGCCACCGTAAATGGTCAATTACAGACAGTTCCCAAAACAGATGATACTGGTCTACCCATTCCTGGGGCTGGCGTAGGTGACAAATTATTATCCCGGCAAGAGTACGAATATGCTTTAGACTTGGCATACGCAAACTCCGGTACTAAAGGCGGTTTTACCGGCACAAGAGATGAGTTTGCAAAAATCTTTGACCAAGTTTTAGCTGATAATGGTTACTCTAGTTGGGGTAATTAAGATGTCATTTGATACATTTAAGAAAGCCACTACTGTCACAAAAACTGGAACTGTAAAAACCCCTGTTCCAAGTAAATATGGTGGTTTCGATAATTTTTCCAAGATAACCAAAAAAACAGTTGTTGCTCCTCCTCCAACTCCAACCCCGACTAATATACCTACCCCATCTTTACCGCCAGCCCCTACACCTAACCCGGTTCAGAAAGTAGTTAGTGGTGTCCAAAATGTTATTAAGCCAAAACCCCAAATTACTCCCATTGATACAACTAATCTAGCTAACTTACCAAATGTATCAGTTACTCCCAAGTTTAATCTTGATTTAACTACTCCAACCGCCGCACCCTCGGCTCAATTAGCCGTTCAGCCAACCCAAGGGGCGATTGATAATGTACTTGAGTACGTTCAACAGGGAATCCAAAACAATCCCGATTCGCTTGGCACTAAACTATTGGTCAACGCTCAAAAGATTACCGAAGAAACTCCTCTAATTGGTATCAATAAGAATCCCTTACACAAAGCTATTGTTCAGGGTGTCGCCTCGACCTTTTTAGGTTCAAGTCAAAAGGTAAGTGACGCTTTTAACCAACGTCTAATTCAACCAGTAACCTTTGAAGATAAAGTGATTGATTTTGTTGGTCAGGGAATTGGTCAAGTCCTATCGTATTTAGCTGGCGGTGCAGTTTTGAAGGCGGCTGGATTGACAAAAATGATGTTGCCAACCTTATTTGCTACTTTGGGTCAAACTTCCGCTCCTCCAGGCACAACGATTGAGGAACGGGCGATTGATCTTCCGATTGACGCTTTAACTGGATATATTTTTAGTCAGATTCCAATGGTTAGGGGATTAAATCGCCAAGCCTTGAAATCAATGGGTTTAGTTTCTGGCACAATGGGAACAGGCACTTTGGCAAGCGAACTCTTGAAAGGGCGTGACCCCAAAGAAGCCGCCAAATTAGCCGGGGAATCAGCCGTAATTGCCAGTATGTTTTACGTTGCCGGTAATGCGATTGGTTTATTTACCGACCCCAGGATTAAGAGCAAAACATACACCGCCACTCCAGAAAGAATCCGGCAAATGGTTTATCAGACCGGAAATGAACTTACTCCTCAAGGTAAAGGTTTAATTGAATTAGCCAATAAAGCTGACGTTGCTGGTAAGAACGTAAAGTTTTCGGCTACCGAAATTAAACAAAGTATCTTAAATGACCTCTTAAATCGCAAAACCGTACTTACTCCAGAGGGAAAGAAAGTGACCGGCAAGTTTTCAGTTGGGGCGGAGTTTGTTGACAAACCAGCCGAGTTACCTAAGACTAAACCAAAGGCAAAACCCAAAGTCAAAGCCCCTAAACCAGCCCCAAAACCCGCTCCCAAACCCGAACCCGCACCAGCACCTAAACCACCGGAAAAGCCGGTAGAACCCGTTGTACCGCCTCACCCAATCATTACAGACATAGAGGCAATTAAACCTAAAGTGCCGGAGGTTAAACCGATAGAGGTTAAGCCTCCAGAAGTTAAACCTCCAGTACCTAAACCACCAGAAAAAGCACCAGAGGAAATAATCACTCCAAGAGAGCCAATTAAAGACTTTACTAAGTTTGAGAGTTATCCAAAAGAGGTTCAGGCAATCGCTGACCAAGTAACCGAACTTGCCAAACAGCAAGAACCTCTGGATAGAAAAATGTCGGCAGATTTAACCGAAGCAGAATCTAAAGAACGAAGTCGGTTAATCCAAGAATCAAATAAACTACTCGACCAAATTGATGAAGCCGGTTATCCAAGACCACATATTGCTCAAGGGATTGTGGAAGCAAGAAAATTAACCGAACCCCAAATAAAAGAGAAGATGGTTAAAGCGGTTCAAGGATATATTGACCGAAATAATACACTTGATAGTTTTGCTTCTGATATAAAAAGTCTTGGCGGAACTTATGGAAACTTTGAGGGTGATTATTCCTTTACTAAAGATAAAGTTACTCTTGAATTAGCAGATGGCAGGAAGTTTACCTACTCCACAAGAGAAATATACGAAATTGGCAAAAAACCAGTTAGTAAAGAAGTGCCTCCAGTAAAAACAGAACCAAAATTAACCGATCTTGAGTATGGAATTAAAAATCTTGGGGCTGAACCATATTATAAAAACGGTAACTATACTATTACACTCCAACCAAAAGAAAATACTTATACCGTTTATAAGAACGGCTCGGCTGAAACAAAGGGTCAAACTGACTATGGGGAAGGCGTAGATGGTTATATCGCAAAATTAGAATCCAAACTTAAAACTACTGGTGAAAAAATCACAGTTTCCAAGAAGGAAAGTAAACCAAAAGAACCCAAACTAACCAAACCAGATGTTTACGAGAAACATCAAAAATCATTTATCCCTAACATTAAAAAGGTTCAACTTCCCATTTTAACCACCGCCAACGTCAAAGATGGCAGAATGATTAGTACGAACCTAACCACCACTCTAATTACTAACACCAATCTTGAAGATGGCATTTACCAACCAGACCGGTTCAGCACTAAAAAAGAGTTTGTGAAGCAAGATGAGTTTTCGGCTGATGATTTTCCCATGTTTAAGGAAGCCCCCGGCAAGGGAAGTGAAGCTACCCTATCAAAAGATAACATTAAAAGTCTACTTCAATCCGCCTCTAAAGATGATGCTAGACCAGTCCTAACCGGTATTGTCTTAAAAAATGTTGACGGCACACTCTACGGAGTATCTACTGACGGCTACCGTCTAACCGTTAAAAACTTAGGCAAGTCTGACTTTAAGGAAGTGGTCAATATCCCCGAAGAATCACTTGCTTTACTCCAAAAGTTCCCCCAAGAAACAGTCACTCTGGAAATGGTTAATGATGGGGAATTGTCTATTAAGGGTGACGGATTTGAGATTCGTAGCCGAGTTATTATTGGTGATTTTCCTAATTATGCAGGGATATTCCCCGGATTTGATAAGGGAGTTGTATTAGATAAGACTGAATTGGAAAACGCTCTAAAGGAATTAGCCTTAATTGCCAAAGAATCTTCCGAAATTGTGACCTTTAAGATCGGGGATAACCAAGTGGAGATTTCTTCTGGAGGGGGAAGTGAGCAAGTTCCCAAAAAGACCATTGTTATCAAGAACACCAATAATGGTGCTTTCAAACCGATTCCAGAGGGAATAATTACCGGCACAATTATTATGCCGGTTCGGATAAAGGGAGCAGATGGTGAGCCGGACACATCAGCCATTGGCTTAAATCACAAATACTTAACCGATTACGTCAAGACTACAACCGGGGATAAAGTATTCATGGATTACAAAGAAGCATTAAAACCGGCTCACTTTAACGACAAAAATTGGGATAAGAGCCAATCAGTACCCAAGACAAAGGAAAAGACGTACAAAGCCCCTAAAGGCAGTTATGGTGACTATGGCGACTACGCCAATGTTAAGAGTGAGGAACGTAAAGATTACGACATGAAGCCGGTAGAAATGCCCGAATTGGTACGCATGGCAAAGGATATGTTGGGAAGTCCACCGGCACTCAAACGATTTAAGTATTGGCTTGGGATATTCCATCACAAAGGTCAAAAGGGTGGGATTGCCCTAGACCCCAGGATATTCGTTGACCCCGAAAAAGCGGCAAGTGTCTTGGCACATGAAATTGGTCACGCCAGTAGATTTATTGATAAGAAAACAATGGCTTATGGAAATATCTTAGGTCATATCGCCGCCATTAAAA